GGCAGCGGCGGAGAAGGCAGCGGCGGAGAAGTGGAAGCTTTCTGACCGAGAAAAAGCCATCATTGCTTCTCTTGGCTGAAGGAAGGAGGTGCTTTAAGTTGCCCCAGTTTAGAGAATTTGACCGAAAGCAATTTGAGGGCCTTTGCGGCATGCAGTGCTCCGCGGAGGAGCTGTGCGGTTGGTTCGGCTGCGATGAGGCAGCTCTGAACGCTTGGTGCATGGACGCCTACGGCGAGGACTTCCGAAGCGCGTTTGATCGGCTGGCCATGATGGGGCGCATTGTTCTGCGCCGCGAGCAGGTCGCCGCAGCGAAGAAGAGCGTGTCCATGGCGCGGCATCTGGAAGCGCAGCGGGCGGGCCATGACGCGCCCCCGCAGAAGCGGAAGAACTACCGCCTGACGGACGCCTATAAGGAACTTCGGCAGTCGATGCTGCAGAACCTGATCGAAAGGGATCTCGACGGTGATGTGTATCACGACAAGGTGCAGGAATATATGGACTTTTGGGTGCGGCGGCAGGAGCTGCGGGACGACATCGCCCGGCGCGGGCTGACCGTCACGGATGACCGGGGGCGGCTGATGGAAAACCGCAGCGTGTCGTTGGAGATCCAGGTCTCCCGCCAGATGCTGGCGATCTTCACCACGCTTGGCTTCAAGGAGGACGCTCTGGCGGCTGCCGCCCGGGGCGATGACGACGATGAGCTGTGAGATTCCCGCGGAGGTTCTGCGCTATATCGAGATCGTCGAGTCCAATAATCCCCGCGCCTGTCCCGAGCAGCACGCACTGGTGGCGATGATCCGCCGCGTGTTCGACACGGAGGACATCTACGTGGACACGGAGCAGCTGCGCCGGTATCTGAGCCTGCTGCGCTACTTCCCCTACGAGCGGCTGTTCCCGTGGGAGGAATTCCTTCTCGCGCTGTGGGATTGCACCTATCGCGCCGACGGGCGGCCGCGGTGGAAGAAACTGCTCTGCATGGTGGGGCGCGGTGCAGGCAAGGACGGCTTCATCGCCTTTGATGGCGCGTGCTCCATATCCCCCTACAACCCCGTGAAGAACTACAACGTGGACGTGTGCGCCAACAACGAGGAGCAAGCGGTCACGCCGGTGAAGGATCTTTCCGAAGTCCTCGAATCCCCCAAGTGGGAGTCAAAGCTCAACCGGCACTACTATCACACCAAGGAGATGGTGCAGGGTCGGAAGAATAAGGGCGTGATGAAGGGGCGTACCAATAACCCGAAGGGGCGGGATGGTATGCGTTCCGGCAAGGTCGTCTTTAACGAAGTCCACGCCTTTGAGAACTACAACAACTACAAGGTCTTTGTCACCGGCTTGGGCAAGGTCGGGCAGCCGCGTATCGGGATGTTTACATCCAACGGCGACGTGTCAGATGGCCCGCTGGATGACTTCATAGCCCAGGGGCGGCGGATCCTCTTCGAGAACGAAGCGGAGCCGGAGGGCGGCTATCTCCCGTTCATCTGCTGCCTGGAGAACCGGGAACAGGTCAACGACCCGGAGAACTGGTTCATGGCGAACCCATCGCTGTCCTATGTCCCGCACCTGCGTCAGGAGATCGAAGAGGAATACGCGGACTGGCTGGTCAACCCGGAGCAGAACGGAGACTTCTTGACAAAGCGGATGGGCATCCGCGCCGGCCAGCTGGAGATCAGCGTGACGGACTATGCCAAGGTCAAGGCGACCAACCGACCGCTGCCGGATCTCCGCGGGAAGTCCTGCGTGGCAGGTATCGACTACGCGGAGATCAACGACTGGGCGAGCGTCAATCTGCACTTCCGTGCGGGCGCGCAGCGGTTTGACATCAACCATTCGTGGATCTGCCTGCAGAGCCGGTCGCTCTCCCGCATCGTCGCCCCATGGCGAGCATGGGCGGAGGCGGGGAAACTGACGGTGGTGGACGATGTGAGCATCGACCCCAACCTCCTGGCGGATTACCTGAAGGAGATGGGCTTAAAGTACAACATCGTCAAGCTGGCGATGGATCACTTCCGCTGGACGCTGGTGAGCGACGCCATGCGGCGCATCGGCTTTGACGCCAGAGACAAGAACCGCGTGAAGCTGGTTCGACCCAGCGACATTATGCAGGTCGACCCGGTGATTCAGGAGTGCTTTGACCGCGACCAGTTTACATGGGGCGACAATCCGCCCCTGCGCTGGGCGGTGAACAATACCAAGAGAGTACGCAGCGGCCAACGTGCCGGTACGAATACAGGGAATTTCTACTACGCCAAGATCGAACCGAAGAGCCGGAAGACGGACCCGTTCATGGCTCTGGTGGCATCTATGACCGAGGAGGCGGTGCTTGGCACCGGCGAGCCGGTGAAGCTGCCGCCCATCGGCGCGATCCGGCTATAGGAGGTGGGCAATGGCACTTAATTTTTGGAAGTGGCTCGCCGGAGGTAAGGCTCGTTCTCCCACTACGGTGGAGATCACGTGCCGCGATCTTCTGGCAGCGGCGCAGGAGTTTCAGCTGCGGGATACGTGCTTCTGGATCTGCGCGAACATGATCGCCAACGCCGTCGGGCGTTGCGAATTCCGGACATTTCGGGGCGGGGAGGAAGTTCGGGAGCGCGAACACTATCTCTGGAACGTGGAGCCGAACGTGAACCAGAACTCCACGGCATTCCTGCACAAGCTGGTGGCGAAGCTGCTGGTGGACAACGAGGTGCTGGTCATCGGCACCCGGCAGCGGGAGGGCTATGACGCGTTGGTCGTGGCAGACAGCTATATGACCGGCGGCAGCTATCCCAGCAAGCAGAACGAGTATATGAGCGTGCAGGTGGGTGATGTGTCCTACGAGAAGACCTTCCGCGAGCGGGAAGTCCTGCATCTTACGCTGAACCACGTGAACATAAAGCCGGTGCTGGATGGCTTGTACGGCTCCTACGTGCGGCTTATCAATGCCGCCATGCGGCGGTATGCGTGGGACAAGGGGCAGCACTGGAAAGTCCACGTGAATCAGTTGGCCTCCGGCGCGGATGACTTCACGCAGAAGTTCTCGCAGATGATCGAGGAGCAGGTGAAAACCTTCCTCGACTCTGATGGAGCAGTCTTGCCGGAGTTTGAAGGCTATGCCTACACGAACGAGGGCGGCAAGGCTACCGTAGATCTGTCGGACATCCAGAGCCAGATGAAGGACATCTTCGCGTTCACGGCGAAGGCGTTCCAGATCCCGGCGGTGCTGGTGGATGGCAGCATCCAAGGCACGGAGGACGCGCAGGGCAGGTTCCTGACCGGCTGCATCGACCCCATCTGCGACCAGCTGCAGGAGGAGATCAACCGAAAGCGGTACGGCTACGACCTGATCCAGCGCGGCGACTATCTCCGCATTGACACCAGCAGCATCCGCCACTTCGATATGTTCGCCAACGCGGCGAACGTGGAGAAGCTCGTCGGCTCCGGCGTGTTCTCCATCAACGGAGTTCTGCGGGCGGCGGGTCTGCCCGCCATTCCGGAGGATTGGGCGGACAAGCACTATCTCACGAAGAATATTGCAACGCTGAGTTCGGAGACCTCTGTGCTCGGCGGTGCGGAAGGAGGAAACGCATGAAGAAACCCCTTTGGGAAATCAAGCAGGCTGCGGAGGGCGTCCTGCAGCTCTACATCTACGGCGACGTAGAGGGCGAGGAGTTCGATTGGGAGGACTGGCGGTATGTCCAGAGCGACAACAGCGCGGAGCACTTCCGCGAAGAGCTGGCGAAGCATCCCGACGTGTCGCGCATCGAGATCTACATCAACAGCTACGGCGGCAGCGTCTTTGAGGGCACGGCGATCTACAACCAGCTGAAGCGTCATCCGGCGCGGAAGGTGGTGCACGTGGACGGCTTCGCCTGTTCCATCGCCTCCGTGATCGCCATGGCGGGCGACGAGGTGATCATGCCGCGTAACACCCTGATGATGATCCACAACATGTGGATGTGCGCCTGCGGCAATGCCGCGGAGCTGCGGAAGGCGGCGGATGATCTTGATGTCATCAATGCCGCGGGGCGGCAGGCGTATCTGCAGAAGGCCGGCGACAAGCTGACGGAGGAGCGTCTGTCGGAGATGATGGACGCGGAAACGTGGCTGACCGCTGAGCAGTGTGTTGAGCTCGGTCTCGCGGATCGTCTTGCCGACACCGACGCCGACATGAGCGGCGCGTCCACCATCCTGCAGAAGATGAACGCCGGCATGGAGCAGCATCTCCGGTATCAGAAGTCGCTGGCGGCGCAGCTCCGCGACCTGGCAGCGGCACCCTCGGTACCTGCGCCCGGCAAGAATCCCCAGGGCGGCGGAAGCCCTGAAAAAAATAACAAAGTTCTCGGACTGTTTTCTTGAGAATCGAAAGGAGAAAAAGAATGAACAACAATGACATTCGTACCCGCGAGGAACTGCGGCAGGCTCTCCAGCAGGCTGCCGTCTCCGGCGACACCGGCGCGTTCTCTTCCGTCCTGGATGAGATGATGCAGCGCCTCTGTTTGGACATCCAGGCCGAGTACGAGCATCGGTTTGATGACCTGCGGCAGGAAGTCGATTCCCGCATCCTTGCCCAGCGCGGCGTCCATCAGCTGACCAGCGAGGAGCTCAGCTACTACCAGAAGCTGGCCGCAGCCATGCGCTCTACCGACCCCCGGCAGGCCGTCACCGGCATGGATGAGACGCTGCCCACCACCGTCATCAACTCCGTTTTTGACGAGTTGCAGACGGCGCATCCCCTGCTGAGTCGCATCAAATTCCGCGCCACCGGCGGCGCGGTCGAGATCATGGTGAACACCAACGGCTATGAGGAGGCCGTGTGGGGCGAGCTGTGCGACGACATCGTCAAGGAGCTGACCGCTGGTCTTAAGAAGGTACCCACCACGCTGCTGAAGCTGTCCGCTTTCCTGCCTGTCTGCAAGGCAATGCTGGAGCTGGGTCCGGAGTGGCTGGACACCTTCATCCGCCAGACGCTCTATGAGGCTCTGAGCAACGGTCTTGAGGCGGGCATCGTCGCCGGCGACGGCAACAAGAAGCCTATCGGCATGATCCGTCAGGTGGGCGACGGTGTCACCGTCACCGGCGGCGCATACCCCGAGAAGGCTGCCGTTAAGGTGGACGATCTGTCTCCCCACACTGTGGGCAATCTGCTGTCCATCGTGGCAGCCGACCCCAACGGCAAGCCTCGCCGTGTCCGCGATGTGATCCTGCTGGTCAATCCCCAGGACTATCTGCAGAAGGTCATGCCCGCCACCACGCTGATGGCACCGGACGGCACTTACCGGAACGACGTCCTGCCCTATCCCATGGACATCATCCAGACCCACGCGCTGCCCCGCGGCAAGGCTGTCATCGGAATCGCCTATCGCTATCTGGCGATGGCGGGCACCTCCCCCGAGGGCCGCATCGAGTACAGCGACCACTACCGCTTCCTGGAGGATGAGCGTGTCTACCTGATCAAGGCTTACGCCAACGGCATGCCGCTGGACAACAACGCCTTCCTGGTGCTGGACATCTCCGGTCTGACGCCCGCCACCTACAAGGTGACGCAGGTAGATCCTCCCGCAGCGTCTACCGACGCCACGCTGACCGCTCTGACCGTGGGCGATCTGACTCTGACCCCCGCGTTCGCCTCCGGCACGTTGACCTACACCGCGACCACTACCAGCGCGTCTGATGTGGTGACCGCCGTGCCCGGCAACGCTGCGGCTGCCATGAAGCTGACCGTGAACGGCACCGAGATCGACAACGGCACCGCCGCCACGTGGAAGACCGGCAGCAACACCCTGCAGGTCGCTGTGACTGCCGCTGACGGCACCACCACCAAGACCTACAAGGTCACCGTCACCAAGTCTTAACGGTGGCGGGCGCGGTAAACGCCGCGCTGCTGTCGTCCGTCAAGCTCGCCTGCAACATCACCTGGAGCGATGAGGCAACGGACACCAGGGTGTCCGACCTCATCGCCTCCGGGCAGGCTTACATTGACGGGAAGCTCGGCGCGGCTGGCGACTACGAGAACCCCGGGGAGCCGTTGACGCTGCTGAAGGAATACGTCCGCTACGGCCTGAGCGACGCGCTGGACGTGTTCGAGACGAACTATCTGAACCGGCTGCTGGCTATGCAGAACGACAAGCAGGTGAAGAACTATGCGAAAGCTACCGTTTCGCCCTGACGACCGGCAGATCACGCAGCCCTACCGGGACGGCGTGGTTAAGATCTACACCATAACGGACGCCGCCCAGCCCGGATACCAGCCCAAGCCTACGCCCACGCTGGTGGAAACGCTGTTCTACGCGGAGCGGCGCGTCGGCTTGCAGCGGTATTACAGCGGCAAGCAGGCGCAGGTGCAGGTGGAGCGCGTGATCCGGACGCAGACGCGCCCGGCGGTGAATCCCCAGTGCATCGCCGTCACGGAGGACGGCACGCAGTACGGCATAGAGCTGGTGCAGCAGCTGCAGGACGTCTATCCGCCGTCCATGGACTTGACGCTCGTCCGGATCGAGCAGAAGTATGAGGTGCCCCATGAGTAAAAAGCGTAATGTGTCCGATTCGGGCACCGGCAGGACACCCCTGTGGGCGCAGCGAATCATCGCGGCGCACCTCGCCGTGACCGATGCCGTCAGCCACGGCGGGCGCATCCAGTCTGACCGTTACCTCGTCTGGCAGGAGGACGGCGCGAACGACTTTGAAGCCGGCGGCATCCACGCGGAAAAGGTGGTCACCGGCTCTACAGATCTGTTCACAAAGCAGGAGTTTGACCCCTGGCGGGATGAGCTGGAAGCCGCCTTTGACGCGGCGGAGGTCGTCTGGAGCCTGAATAGCTGCCAGTTCGAGGAGGAAACCGGCTTCTGGCACTATGAGTGGGACTGGGAGGTGTTTGCCTGATGGCTACGTTCCAGTTCGGCGGCATTGACAACTACATCAAGCAGCTGAACAAGCTGCAGCAGTCCACCAAGGACGGCGTGGTGGGTAAGACAGTCTATGCCGGTGCGGCGGTCGTGGCGGATTCGGTGCGGCGTGCGATAGAGGCTCTGCCCGTGGGCGACGGCCGCGCCCGGGACGGCGGCTTGGTTGACACCGTCACCCTGCCGCAGAAGGCGGGTCTTCTGGACGGATTTGGCATCAGTCGCTTGAAGGACGACGACGGGTTTATCAACGTCAAGATTGGCTTTGATGGGTACAACTCCACCCGGACGGAGAAGTACCCACGAGGGCAGCCTAACGCCTTGATCGCCAGAGCAGTCAACAGCGGCACCACCTTCCGCAAAAAGACGAAGTTTGTGGACAAGGCGGTGAACTCCGCTAAGAAGTCGGCGGAAGCGGCAATGGACGCGGCGTGCAGCCGCGAAATTGAAAAAATCATGAAATAGGAGGTGCTGCTATGAGCGCAGCAGGAAAGGTCTGTACGGGCTTCAGCAAGCCCTACGTGGCTAAGTATTCCAACGATGGCGGCGCGGTCACCTACAGCGGCGTCATGCTGCTGGCGCGGGGCGTCAGCGTGTCCCTGTCCCTGAATACCACGGACGACAACACATTCTACGCCGACAACATCGCCGCAGAGACCGCAGCGGCTGTCTTTGCGGACGGCACCGCTACGCTGACCGTTGACGGGCTTCTGGCGGCGGCGGAGAGGTTTGTCCTCGGTCTGCCCGAGGCCACCGAGATCCAGGCGGGCGGCAGTGCGGTGCAGGTCTCCCACTACGGCGATGGCATGGAGATCCCCTACGTGGGTATCGGCTTCATCGTCCGCTATCAGAGCGGCGGCGTGGTGACCTATGCGCCCGTGGTGCTGACGAAGGCGCGGTTCCAGCAGCCCGGTCTGGATGCTGCCACGCAGGAAGAGTCCATCGACTGGCAGACGCAGGAGCTGACCGCCACGCTGATGCGCGACGACACCACCAGCCACGATTGGAAGCTGGTGGGTGCGGATCAGCCCACCGAGGCGGCTGCCGAAGCTGTCCTCAAGGCGATTCTGGGCGGCGCGGCGTAAGAGGAGGAGCCTATGCAGATCTACGGCAGAGAAGTGGGCTTCCGCTTCACGGTGGGTGCCTCCGCCAAGATCTCCGACCTCTGCCCAGACGGCGACATCAGCCGTCTGGGGGAGGTGCTGGAGGGGCAGTACGGCAAGGTGGCGCGGGATTCTGCGTCCATCATCGCCGCGCTGAGCGAGGGGTACGAGGAGGCGTGCGCCTTCGAGAACCCCGGCTATAAGCCGCAGCCCCTGACGGTGGAGGAAGTCCTGACCCTGCGGATGGGTGAGTTTGCCCAGCTGCAGCAGGCGGCGTTGACCGCTTGGATGGAGGACAGCAAGCCCACGGTGGAGGTGGAGCCCGAAAAAAAAGAAAGCGGCAAGGCTCGGGCGTCCAGCTGAATCTTGCCTGGCTCCTGTTCTTCGGGCGAAAGCTGAATATGGGGAGGCAGGAGATCATGTGCACGAGATACGGTGAAATGCTGGACATGATCGCCTGCCTTGCCATTTACAACGGCGCAACGCCCAAGAAGAAACGCAAGCACTGGACATTTGACGAAGCTATGAAGGTGAGGTGAGCCTATGGCTGTAAATATCGGCCCCAAGATCGGAGTGGACGGCGAGGCGGAATATCGTCGGCAGATCAACCAGATCATCCAGCAGTCCAAGACCCTGGCCAGCGAGATGAAGCTGGTGTCCGCGTCCTTTACGGCTGCTACCTCCGCCGAGGAGAAAAACGCCAAAACGGCGGCGGTGCTTACGAAGCAGATCTCCACGCAGCGGCAGTACATTGCGGCCCTGGCGGCCCAGGCGGGCAAAGCAGCGGCCACTTACGGCACCAACAGCGTGGAGGCGCAGAAATACGAGGAGCAGCTGAATAAGGCCCGCGCCAAGCTGCTGGAAATGCAGCACGCACTGCAGGACACAGAGCGCGGGGTCGAGGACCTGGGCAATGAGATGGACTCCGGAGGCGACAAGGCTATTTCATTTGGCGATGTCCTGAAGGCGAATATTTTGTCTGAGCTCGTGGTGGATGGGCTCAAAAAAATGGCTGGTGCGGTAAAAGACTTTGCATCCGGTATGATTGATGCTGCAGCCGAGGTCAAAGCAACGAATGCACAGTTCGCGCAGACCTTCGGAGACCTTGCATCCAGTGCCACCAAGGAGCTGAATACTATTGGTGATGCGGCAGGTATCCTTCCCTCGCGTTTGAAGTCGGCTTATACCCAGCTATATGCCTACGCAAAGTCCAGCGGCATGAATAGCGCGGCAGCTTTGAAGTTTGCCACCGAAGCGACCTATGCGGCCGCTGATGCAGCCGCATACTACGACAGGAGCCTCGAAGAGGCCACTGAACAGGTGTTGGCATATACCAAGGGAAACTATGCAAACGACGCCGCTTTGGGCTTCGCAAGTACGGAAGCAACCCGAAACGCGCAGGCAATGAAAAGCCTGGGTAAAGAGTATAAAGACCTTGATGTTACGGCAGGCGAGACCACACAGGTACTGCTTGATCAGATTGTTGCGTCGCAAAAGCTGTCCGGAGCCTATGGCCAGGCAAGCCGAGAGATGGACGGCTGGGAAAATGTGACAGGTAACGCCAAAGAGGCATGGAAACAATTCAAGGCCGCAGTCGGGGAGCCGTTCCTGGAAGCGATTACCCCTGTTCTCCAGAATATTACGGCCGAATTCGTGGCATGGACGGAAAGCGTAGACTGGGAATCGTTTTCGACGACCATTGCAAACTTCGTCTCCAGTATTTTGGAAAATGGCGAATACATCGTCTCTCTGATTGCGGGAATCGGTGCCGGATTCATCACCTGGAATGTTGCGTCTCTCATAAACGCGGCGGTTACATCCATCAACGCTTTCAAGGCGGCAAACGAAGGGGCTACAGTTGCTCAGTGGGCTATTAATGCCGCTATGAACGCCAACCCTATAGGGATAATCATCACCCTCGTGGCAGGGCTGGTTACGGCAATTATCACACTTTGGAACACCAGCGAGGACTTCCGCAATGGCGTTATTGAGATTTGGACCAGCGTCAAAGACTGGATAGCCGGTGCCGTGGAAAGCATTGTATCCTGGTTCACCACTGCCGGCGAGAACATACGATCCTTCTTTACCAATATAGGTACAGCTGTTTCGGATAAAGCTCGCGATATAGCCAGAGCTGTCCGCGATGGCGTGCAGTCTGCCATAGACTGGCTGCGGGAGCTTCCCGGTCGTGCAATCAATCTGGGGTTAAATATCGTTAAAGGCATTTTCAACGGAATAAAGAATGCCGGAGCATGGCTTTACAATAAGCTCCGGGGCTGGGTTGATGGTGTGGTCGGCTGGATCAAGGACTTCTTCGGCATCCACTCCCCCTCAAAGGTTTTTGCCGACGAGGTTGGTAAATTCATCCCGCCCGGCATCACGCTGGGCGTAGAGCAGGCAATGCCCCGCGCTATGCGCGCTATGGGTGACGAGCTCGCCGCGCTGACGGACATCCCCTTGCCGGGTGCCGGCAGCACAACGACCACCAACATGGGCGGCGTAGTGCTGAACGTCTACGGCGCGGAGGGTCAGGATGTCAACGCTCTGGCGGACGCCGTCATGTACAGGCTGCAGAGCGCGGTGGAGAGAAGGGAGGCGGTGTTCGCGTGATCTTCTGGGCTGGCAAATCCTCCGATGACGTTCACGTCATCGTCGAACGCTATCCCTCCATGCCGCTGGCGGCGCGGAAGCTGGACGTGCAGTCCGTCCCTGGGCGCAGCGGCGACCTGATCTTCCCCCAGGACGCCTACGAGAACTACGTCCAGCAATACGAGGTCTACATCAGCGCGGAGCGCATCCGCCTGCCCCGCGCCATGCGCGAGGTGGCGCAGTGGCTCTGCGCCCCGAAGGGCTACCAGCGTCTGGAGGACAGCTACGACCTTGAGGCGTTCCGGAACGCCTACTTCGTGGGACCGCTGGACGTGGAGAGCATCATGCACCGCTTCGGGCGGGCGACCATCGAGTTCAGCTGCCAACCGCAGCGTTGGCTGCGCTCCGGCGAGATAGAATCCCGCCTGCTCAGCGGTCAGAGCTTGCTGAATCCCACGGCGTTTGCAGCGAAGCCGCTGATCACCGTCACCGGGTCTGGCTCCGGCACTCTGACGGTGGGAGACCGCACCGTGGAGATCAAGAGCCTCCCGGACGGTTACGTGGTGCTGGACTGCGAGGCGCAGAATGCCTACGGCGCGCAGGGCGCGAATCGCAACGCGACCATTCTCGCGCCGGAGTTCCCGGAGCTGGCGGCAGGGGAGACCCCCGTCAGCTGGAGCGGCGGCATCACCGCCGTGACGATTAAGCCGAGGTGGTGGACGCTGTGAACCCTATCCTTTATAGCCCCACAGAGCGGGCATTTGCCGATAACGGCGTGGGCGTCCTGTCTGACGCAGCGTCCTGCATCGTGACGGAGGAGCGGAACGGCAGCTTCGAGCTGGAGCTACAATATCCGGTTGCCGGCATCCACTACGCCGACATCACCTACCGCTCTGTCGTCCTCGCAAGATCGCGTCCGGACGCAGCGGCGCAGCCGTTCCGTGTATACCGCATCACTCGGCCCATGGGCGGGCTGGTGACCGTCTACGCCCAGCACATCAGCTATGACCTCTCCGGCGTTGCCATGCCGCCTTTCGCGGCGCAGGGCATTACCGGGGCGTTCGCTGCCATCAACGCCAGCGCACTCCCGTCTGACAGCGGCTTCACCTACTGGACGGACAAGACGGGGACGCAGGGCATCTCCAGCACGCTGCCGCTCTCCGTCCGTTCACTTCTGGGCGGCGTCCGCGGCAGCATACTGGATGTCTACGGCGGCGAGTACGAGTTCGACCGCTTCACCGTCCGGCTCTGGGCGAAGCGCGGGGCAGATCGCGGCGTGACGATCCGCTACGGCAAGGATCTGACGTCCTTGGAACAGGAAGCCAGCTGCGCGGCGGTCTATACCGCTGTCTACCCCTACTGGACGAGTGGGGAGGCGACCGTAGAGCTGCCGGAAAAGACGGTGTCCGTTCCGGGCACATTTGACTTCACGCGGATCCTGCCGCTGGATCTGTCGTCCTCGTTTGACGACGCACCCTCCGTGGACAGGCTGCGGACGGCCGCGCAGTATTACATCACCGACAACAAGCTGGGCGTGCCCCGCGTGTCCTTGAGCCTGTCCTTCACCCAGCTGGACGGCGAGCGTGTTGATCTCTGCGACACCGTCTCCGTCGTTTTCTCCTCCATGGGCGTTACCGCCCGGGCGAAGGTGATACGAACGACCTTCGACGTCCTGCGTGACCGCTACAAGGGCGTGGACGTGGGCGACATCCGCGCCAACATCGCCGACACCATCGCGGCGCAGGCGCAGGATCTTGACGCCATGCCCACCACGCAGGCGATGCAGAAGGCGATCCTAAACGCCACCGGCTGGATCACCGGCACCGGGGGCGGCTACGTAGTCTTCAAGCGCAACGACAGCGGACAGGCGACGGAGCTTCTGATCATGGATTCCCCGGAGATGTCTACCGCCAAAAACGTCTGGCGTTGGAATCTCGGCGGCCTAGGCTTCTCGAAGAACGGAGTCAGCGGCCCCTATGAGACCGCCATCACGCAGGATGGCTCCATCGTGGGCAAGTTCGTCACTGCCGACGGCCTGCACGTATACGCCGCCAATGTGGACGGTGTGCTGCAGGCGAACCAGATCAACGCCGAGAGCCTGCACGTCAACGCCGCCAACGTGGACGGCACCTTCTCCGCTGACAAGATAGTGGGCGGCACCATCGACGCCGACCAGATCAACGTCACGAATCTGAACGCGGACAACATCAATTCCGGCGCACTGAAGGGCGCATATCTGGCGGATGCGGCGGTCACCGTGGACAAGATCGGCAGCGGCGCGGTGACAAACCCGAAGATCCAGTACGGCGCGGTGGGCAAAGCGGAGTGCACGACCTCCCTGCAGAACCTTATCGCCGAGGGCATCACCGCCAACAGCATTCTGACGGGCACCGGCTTCGCCACCGACCTGACGGCTGATGTGTTCCGTGTGCGGACACAGTTCAGGTTCCAGAACTTCAGCAGCCCGCTGACGCTGCACAACAAGAGCAGCCTGCCAACCTACGTGTTGGGGGCGAACTAAAGGAGGTTCCCATGGACAAAGACAGACCGACGATCACCATGGCGGACGAGACGACGCTGCCCTGCGACTTCTTCGGCTACGCCGAGAGCCTGGGCGTCCAGTACATCGACATTCCGGGCAGCAGCCTGTCCGAGCTGGCGCAGATCTTCAGCGACGCGGAAAAGACGTCCGCCATCAAGTTCGTCAATTCTTCGGAGACCGTAGTCCGCGAGGGCTTCACCGTCCTCGTCTCCCTGCAGCGGGCGTCTGTGGACAACGACACGATCCGCGTAGCTCTCCGGCGTCCCTATGCCGACGCTGCCGCTACGGCGGTGGCGGCGGAGTACAAAGCCGCGCTGGACATTCTCGGAATCAAGACGGAGGAGGATATGCCATGAACATCAACCAGGAACTGACCCTTAACCTGTCCTCGGATGGGATCCCGCCTCGCCTGCACATGGTACAGGGCGACTCCAACACCCGCACCGTCGTGGCGATGCTGTGGGACGGCGCGCAGCCCTACACCATCCCCGCCGCCTCTGCGGTCATGATCCGCTTCCGGAAGCCGGACGGCACCGGAGGTCTCTATGACACGACGGAATCCGGCGCGCAGGTCACCGTCTCCGGCAACACCGTCACCGCCCCCGTCGCCACCCAGATGCTGGCCGTGGCGGGCGTGGTGCAGGCACAGGTGGACATCTACGGCACCGCCACCGGCAAGGCGGCGGAGAAGCTGGCAACGTTCCGCTTCGCCGTGGAGGTCGCGCCCAGCGTCTACCCGGATGCCGAGATCATCAGCAGCGATTATTTCAACATCATCGCCGCCGACATCAGCAAGGCGGTGGAGGCAGCAGCCAGAGCGGAGGCGGCGCAGGCAGCAGCCTATGCCGCCCAGCAGGGGGCGGAGACTGCCCGCGACGACGCCGTGAATGCCAAGACCGCTGCGGAATCCGCAAAGACGGCTGCCGTTGCCGCTCAGACGAAATCCGAGGCGGCGCAGACAAAGGCGGAGACGGCGCAGACCGCAGCCGAGCAGTCCGCCGCCGCCGCCCAGACAGCCAGGGAGGGCGCAGAGACGGCACAGACCGGCGCACAGGCAGCCCAGTCCGCAGCCGAATCGGCTAAGGCTGCCGCCCAAGCAGCGCAGGCCGGCGCGGAGACTGCCCGCACAGGCGCGGAGACTGCCAAAGGTGCGGCGGAGGATTCCGCCGAGGATGCGGAGGCATGGGCTGTTGGTCAGCGTAACGGGACGGACGTCCCCTCCACAGACCCCACCTATCACAACAACGCCAAGTATTACAAGGATCAGGCGCAGACCATTGCCGGCGGCGAATTCGTCAGCTACGGTGCCCCCCAATCCCTGACCGACGCGCAGAAGCAGCAGGCACGGGACAACATCAACGCGCCTGCACCATACACCGCCGGGGAGAACATTTCCATCAGCGGCAGCGTGATCGCTACCAAGGCGTTTCCCTTTAACCCCAACCTGCTGGACAACTGGTACCTTGGGAATCCTGTCAATCAGCGGAGGCAGACGAGCTATACGGGAGTTAGGTACGGGATCGATAGGTGGCAAATATTGTCTTCTGGGCTTAATCTGACTATTTCGGACGGCTGCATAACGATTAGTAACACAAAACAAGGCAGCGGCGGCACCATCAGCGAAAAAACCGAAGTTAAAAACACAGGGTCGCCTGTTGTGATGTCGGTGTTATTAAAAAATGGGACTTTGTTTGTTACTTCTGCGGTCCCAACCACCGATGCAACCCTTGTAACCTTAAAGGAAGGTCTTTATGCAGGGTTTCGTGTGTCTGAAAACAACTGCTTGGAAGCGTTGTTTTACTTTTCCGGGGCGACAGTGACGCAAGAGAATATTGTCGCCACCAAGCTGGAGCTTGGCTCCCAGCAGACGCTGGCACATCAGGAGAACGGCGTGTGGGTGCAGAACGAGATCCCGAAGTTCGGCGATCAGCTGGCGGAGTGCCAGAGGTACTACTATCGGTGGCCGTATCTTGTTCAGTATTTCCAATCTGTTGTTGGCGGATGGAGCATGGCGGACATCCAATTCCCCGTAACTATGCGTACTACGCCGGTAATCTCTGGTATTGCTGGTGATAATGTGGACGACTTAACAATAAACGTTTCTCCTGGCGGGGTGCATTTGCAAAAGCAAACCACACAACCTGTCTCCATAACGAATTTCGAAGCTTCCGCAGACTTATAGGAGGTGACAATATGGACTTCAAAATGCCCAAGAGCAGAGTTTACATCTTGCTGGACGAAAAAGAGCGCATCGCGAGAATCGAGGGCGAGTACAGCTTGCCCAGCGACCTGACGGGTTGGGTGCTGATTGATGAGGGCTACGGCGATAGATATTCGCTGGCGCAGAGCCACTACCTCGACGGCGGACTGTACACCCATCAGGGCGTCCCACGCTACAAGTTCGAGGGCGGGGCGTGCGTGCTGCGGAGCGAGGCGGAGATCGCGGAGGACGTGGCAAACCTGCCCAAGCCGGAGCCGTCGCAGTTAGAGCAGACGCAGGCGGAGGCGGTGCAGTACAAAGCCGCGCTGAAAATCCTTGGCATCGAAACGGAGGGCTGATATGAGGACGGACATCTTAGAGCAGGCGAAAGCCCTGAAGGTCAAGATAGACGAGAACCAGAAGATCGTGGACACGGTGGACGCGGCAGGCGGAATCACGGTGTCGCTGGAGCAGAGCGACAAGCTGGGCTACGACTGGCGCGTCTATGCGGTCAACAGCGTGGTGGTGCGGCGGGAGTATGAGAAGCAGGCAAACCCCGTGGGCACGGCGGACAATCCCCTCCCGTGGACAGCGACGGCGAAGCTGATCCCCAACGGGTATTACACCCACGAGGGGGTGACGAAGGTGTGGACGGGAGAGAGCGGCGTGACGGCATCGTGGGACGATGCGGGATGGGAGGCAGTATGACGGAGGCAATCATCGTGGCAATCATTACGGGGGCGATGACGTTCGCGGGGGTGCTGGTGGCGAACGGGAAGACGCAGGCGGTGACGAAAGAGCGGCTGGACGAGCTGACACGGGAGGTTCGGGAGCACAACAATTTCGCCCGCCGTATGCCGGTGGTGGAGGAGCAGATCAAGGTGATCAATCATCGAATCGCCGATCTGGAAAACAATAAGTGATAGGCGTAAAGCCGGAAAGGAAGCATTATGGATTTTGCAACTTTGGGTATCGTGAGCGTGGCGGCAATCACCGTCATCTGCTACCTGATCGGCATGGCGATTAAAGCCAGCGGTCTGGACAACAAGTGGATCCCCGTCATCATGGGCGTGTGCGGTCTGGTGCTGGGCATCGCGGGTATGTATATCATCCCCGACTACCCCGCCCACGACTACATCACCGCCGCAGCGGTGGGCATTGTAAGCGGTCTTGCCGCCACCGGCGCAGACCAGATCGGGAAGCAGCTGAAATATTCCACCCGCCCCGAGGAGGCGGAGTAATGGCCGCGCCGAAGGTGTACCTGTCCCCGGCTATGCACAGGGCTAATCCCTGTGTATATCCCCGGCCGGACGGGAAACAGTGCTATGAGGCACTTGAAAATAACGAGTATATCGACATTCTGGAACCCATCCTGAACCGCTGCGGCATTGCCACCAAGCGGGGCTATCGCCGCACCCCCATGAACGGCGACAACGGCGACGCCATTATGAGGCAGAACGTCCGGGAGAGCGACGCGTGGGGCGCGGACGTGCACTACGTGAGCCACACCAACGCCAGCGCGGCGGGCAACGCCAAGGGCTGCCGCCCCATGTACTACACGTACTCCAAAGAGGGCAAGAAGCTGGGGGAGATCATGGTGAAGCACCGTAGGCAGATCTACCCCGGCACGGTGACGCTGAACGCCAGCACGAAGTGGTACGAGCTGCGGGTGCCGAAGGCAGTGAGCTTCTACGAGGAGCACGTGTTCCATGACAATCTGGAGGATGCTACGTGGTTCCACACCCACATGGCGGAGATCGCCGAGAGCGCGGCAAAGGGGCTGTGCGAGTATTTCGGGATCCCCTACGTGGAGCCGGAGAAGCCGGAGCCGGTGGAACCGGAGGAGCCTATGACCCCCGGCGAGCTGCTGGTGAAGATCATGAACAGCGCAGGAACGCACGGCACGTGGGAGCTGGTGAAGTGACACGAATCGTGCCGCCAGCGCGTTGTCATTCCGTTGTCATTATGCGTCTTTTGAAGCCTATTTATTGTCCGGATTCTCGTACTAATTTCGGTGCAACTCGGACTTTCGAAGCGGCTGAAGCCCTTGCAAATAAAGAGAAACCGCCTGATCGTTGTAGTCAGGCGGTTTCTGGTTTTGGAGCAGGGTACGGGAGTCGAACCCGCCTTAACGGCTTGGGAAGCCGCTGTAATACCGATATACCAACCCTGCACGTCACCTACCGGGCTATTGTATCACATCATCCGCCGTTTTGCAACCGGAAATTCTGTCGAAAGGGCATGAACATCTTGTCCCGCAGCATACCCATTAAAAAAACACATGGAGGCGACCGT